AATACTCTACAACACTTATAGTTTTTGGAAAACAATCAAATAACTTAACAGCATAAGTTACATCATCTCTTTCGTTACGACTTGCAAATTGACCTAATTGAAATATGTTTACATCAGAAACATAATTATCATAAAAATTAAAATTATGACTTTGATTGCTGAACGCAGCTTTTTGCCATAATTCAAAATAACTTCTTTCTCTTAAAAACTTATCAGCATAAAATGTTGCTGTTATATCTGCTGACTTATAATCTATTGCTATTTTATATGCTGGACCGTGGTGTTTAACTTCTTTCATTTCAACTGTACGTTCAGGCATTGATATAGCAGAACAAAATGCTTGTACACGTCTAGCGTTTGCTTTTTGTACAGAAATCATTTCTGCTGAAGTTTTAAATGTTGTTGCTAATTCGTTTGCACCATCGCTTAATTCAGAACCGGGATCTATATTTGTAAGACCTGCACCACCAGCTTTTGGTAAATTAAACTCAACATAAAATCTTGCCTTACGAGCAAATCCTTCTGCTTCATTAATATATGATTGTACACGACCCATAGTCGTTTCAGGATTGCCACCTGCTTTTTGTCTAAATCGTGGATCGCCTTCTACATTATCTAAAGAACGATCACGTGGTAAACCTAATCTTATATCAAATCCACCAATACGAACTCCACCTCTTAATATGGCCATTACAATGATCTCCTTGAAGCTGCATATACACCAGCAGCAGGCCTTTTTTGAAACTGTTGCACTGGTAAATAACAAGCAATAGCGGCTTGTGATAAATCAATTCTTAAAAAACTTGATCTAACGTGTTTGTACAAATACTTTTTGATTGTTGGTTTTACAAGTGGTATATTTTTTACCCTTGACCAACTTACATCAAATCTTGCTGTGTCTATTTTAGGACTTGTTGCGTATCTTTGCATATTTTCTAATAACTGTAATCGTAGTAATGGTGGTAAATAATGAAAGTTTAAACCACTAAAACCACCTTTAATTCCTTCTAATGGTAACACAAGAGGAAACGTATCATAATAAGGCAACGTTTCTTTATACTTTGGGTCATAAAAGAATAAATTTAATAATCCTATATTAGGTCGTGCAGTCAATGTACCTTGTGCCATTAACTTATTAGCACTTATCTTTTGGCCAATAGACTGTACAGCATTCTTATACCAACTTGCTGACTTTGTAGTATCGCCTTGTTTATTAGATAATTTATCTAGTATTGAAACCATTAACTATATTTATAATGATTTTTAAAAGAGATATAATCAATAAAATTAATTGATTTTTATTTTTCGTAGTGTATTTCCGATGAAATTCCAACGATCTTTTATTGTTTTAAAGAGCTGTGCTGGTTGGTGCAGATCCTGTAAAATTCCATTGATGTATAACATTATTAGCATCTCTGACCTGCAGATTATCTATGTAGTTGTTACCCGTAGCGGCTTGCATCTTGGTTAAGATAGTGCGTACCCTACCTGACATATCAGTTTCCAATACTCCTTTGCCCTGTCTCCACACACTTCCCATCTCCTGTAGTATAGAAGTCTGTATTACTCCTTGTGCTATATTGTAACCCAATAATAATAAAGATGCAACAATCTGATTGGTCAGTTGATTACCCACTATGTGCAGCACGCCTCCAACCAAAAGCTCCTTGCCAAAATATCCTTTTAATATGTCCAACTCCTGTTTAGAAATCAACCCTTTATTATAGGAATCAACTGCACTGCCAGAAAGAACAAATCCAGCAGATCCAGGAATTGGTGGAAATCCTGTGATATTAATATTGTTAGGATCTTGTCCATAAATTATGGAGTAGTATGCCAAGGCATATTTGCCATTGTAAAACGAGGATAAATCAACAGTTGACCTTAGCTGATTCAATGCGTTTGTGTGTAACACAGGACCAGGTTGTGTGTTATCTTCTGTAGCACATTCATCATTATATTTTATATTTGAATAACCAGGTACTTGCGCCATTAATCTGTGACCATATGTTTTAGGAGTGCCTGCTGAGTATTGTCCCCAAGTGTTGGGTTGCCCCCAACGAAAAATTAAATTACTAATCATATCATTAGCATCCGTTGGGCAGGTAAAACACGGTATCTCCTCATATATATCTAGTTTTCCATACCATGAACCGCCGCTAACTTCCCATCCATATCCAGCGAAATGTTCAGGTGGTGGAGGTGCGGTGCCTTCATAAACTTTGCCCCCGGGGATTCCTTGTTTATAAGTTTCACCAGTATCAGGATTTATGCCAGGAGTGTAACTCCAACCATAACCGCCACTTGATGGGGTGGTTCTAATTGTGCCAGTGAGTATTAACACAGGATCTACATAACTATGACCAAAACTAGTGATAGTATAGGCCTTTAATGGATGTCCTCCCACTGAGGGATAGAAGTGTGGATTATATGGCACATCTGTGCCTGGTTGAATAAAAATATCTCCCGGAGAAGCAAGTTCGAATGTTATCTCAGCACCTGTTCCAGGCCCATTTCTATCTATAAACACACCATGAGGTCCAGTAATAAAATTTTGTTGTCCTTCTGATCCAGGAAAATACTGTAGTTTGGTAATCATTTTACCAGTATGTAATTGCGGCGTCGCTGCTGGTTTAATCACATCAGAAATAGATATACATGTAAAATCATTAGGTCTTGCTATTCGAATTTGTAAAGGCACCGAGGCATCTAAAGAACCAAAATCGAAATTGCCACTAGAATCAGCATCTACTGTTTGAACATATCTGCCTTCAGATGGATTAAATAATAATACTCTTGCATTGGGTTCGGCTGAACCACTAAAAGTATGATTTATATGTAGATCATTACTAGATATTTGATTGATAGGCATTTTTAGCTAAAATTTTTACCTGAACTAAAACCATAAAATGTACTGCCATCTAAAGTTAAAATACTAATAATGTTAATAACATTTGCTGTGGTAGAAATATCTAACCCCAACCCACCTGCTGTTAAGTAAGAACCTGTAATAGTGCGACCGCCTACACCATCTTGTGTTAAAATAATTATAACTTCATTTTTAGATGAATAATCAGTTTTAATATTTGAATATGTTAGAGATGTTATATTTTGATTATGAGATACAATATGTACACCAAAATTAAAATCAATATTTAAAACTCCAGAACTTATACTGACATTTTTAACTCCGCTAGTATCTATTATTGGTAATTTAGTACCTAATGTTTGTTCTAGTGCAGCTCTGGACATTCATATATTTATTAAAAAAACTAACTATAGACGCCTATATCTTTTTCAGTAAAGATTTTAAACTCTAAATCGTTGCCTTCACAATACACTTTAGCGGCTTGCCATTTAGCTTGGTTCTTTATATATTCTAATTGTTCATTCATATAGTATCTGCCTTGTTTTTTTGGTTTCTTAGGTGGAAAACACTGGCGATATGGTTTTATTTCAACCATATATTTCTTACCTGTTTTTAACTTGAATATAAAATCTGGATAGTATCTATGAATACGATAATCAATAGGTGAACGATAGATAATAGGTATTTCTTCACTTGCCCAAAACTCAACAGCATCATTTTTATCCAAATACACCATCATGCGTCTTTCTAATAATGAACGATATACTATTCTATTTGGGTCACCAGCGTACTTTTTAGGGTGTGTTGGTTTATAAATTCCTTTATAACTTGCTCTCATATCACATATAAATATTACTATTAAACATACAACTATTTATGGCATTATCTAAGGTAGCAAATTTAATTCAAAAGAATTTAGGCAATTTAACAGGCGGTGGCTTAGTAGGTATGGGCGCTGGTATAATAGGTGCTTTAACGGACAAAGCAAAAAATATGGCACAAACAAATGCCGCTGCTGCTAAAATATTAAATAAATCTCCTTTAGAATTAAACGATACAAGTCCTGTAGCTCATATGAAAGAAAATCCCTATGACTATGGTACAGTATATTATCCTAATAATGTTCAATCATTAGAATCAGGACATTACATAATTTTTGATGTATTAGAAAAAGACACAGCAACAAGTGCCCTTGCTCAAAGTGCTATGGCAGCTTCTGCTAAAGTGGCCAGGGCTTTAGGTAAAGATTCTATAGCAGCTAGTATTACGCCAGCACAACGAACTAGTAGAGTCACTACGATAAAAAATAGAAAAGGTGGAACTGAAGATAGAATAGTACAACCATCAAGTGGCATTGCAGCTGGATTAGCAGGTAATAGAACCGTAAGAGTTTCAAAAACAATTGTTTTATACACACCACCAGGATTAAAAACTTCTTATGGTGCAGTACACGAAGGTGTAGAAACAGGAATTATAGGAAATCTTTTAGGTTTTCAAGGTGGAGGTGCAATGAAATCAACAGGAGAATTAATTGGTAGATTAAAAGATGCTGCCGCCGCTTTAGGCACAGAACTTATATCAGGTGCATTAGCAATTATTCCTGGAGTAGGAGATTTAAAGGGTGCATTAACAAAAGTTACAGGTAAGGCAACTAATCCAAATACAGAAATGGTTTTTAAAAGTGTGCCAATGAGAGCTTTTGATTTTGTTTTTGAATTTGCACCTAAAAATAAAAAAGAATTAGAAAGTATGTATAAGATTATAGAAATATTTAAATATCATATGCATCCTGCTATTGATGGTTTAGGAAATGATTTTATAGTGCCAGAGGAATTTCAAATAACTTATATGTACTTAGAACACAGAAATCAATATATTCCTAGAGTAAGTCGTTGTGTATTAACTAATTTAGATATACAACACGGCGATGATGCTTTGTTTTCTACTTTTGCAGGTGATGATAAAGGCGCTGCTCCTATTTACACTAAAATGTCATTAAAATTTAGTGAGACCGAAATTATGACCAAAACAACTATTGTTAAAGGATTTTAATGTATTTTACATATTTTCCTAGAGGCACTTACGATTTAAAAGGTGATGGTAATGAAAAACTTGTTACCAATTTAATGCGTAGAGTAAAAGTAAGATCAAAAATTTTAGATGAAGTAAGTTTATATGATTTATATGATGTGCCTGAAGGAGAAACACCAGAAATTACAGCAAGAAAACATTTTGGCAGTCAATATTATCATTGGGTAATTCTATTGACAAATAATATTACAGATCGTTATTATGGTTGGCCGTTAACAACATACGAATTTGAAAATTATATAAATGACAAATACACAAATCCAGATGGCGTACATCATTATGAAATTACACAATCAAGTGGCAAGATTAAAGGTGAAGGACCAAGTGATTATGAACATAAATTAATTGTAAATAGTACTGAACCAAATGCTCAGGCAGTTACCAATAGAGATTACGAACAAAGAATACAAGATCAAAAACGACAAATCAAATTATTAGACCCAGCATATTTACCCATATTATTAGAAGAATTTGAAAACTTGATGAGCGAATAATGAATCTATATGATACAATAGACGGCAAAGCTTTAAAAAAGCCTGGTGATTATATACTTTCAGATATAAGATTAATTTCATATCGTAGTGCAGATGGCAGTAATACACCAGATATTATTGAAATAGAAACTCTTGTATTAGATTTAAATATATACGAAAGCATTTACAATAAAACATTATCAGGTAATATGTTGATCGTAGATGGTAACAACGTAATAGGTAAATTACCATTAACAGGTAATGAAAGACTTGAATTTAAATTTTTCACTCCATCATTAGGTAAAGGTTATGATTTCTCTATGAAGTCAGGCAATCCAATGTATGTTTACAAAATACAAAATAGAGCACCAATAGGTCCAAAAACTCAAACTTATCTATTACATTTTTGCAGTAAAGAAATGATACAGAATGAATTGGTTGTAGTAAAGAATGCTATGACAGATACATTTTCAAATATGGCGGCCAAAATTACTAAAGAACCAAATACATTATCATCAGCAAAGAATTTTTATTTTGAACCATCATATGGATTATATAAACACGTATTTGGTAGATTAAGACCTTTTGATGCCATTGACCAAATATCTTTATTATCTCAAAGTGAGAAATACGCAGGTGCCGGTTATTACTTTTATGAAACAAGTTTAGGTTTTAATTACCGTTCACTTGAAAGTATGTTAGCCGTAGATGGTAACACAGCAAGACCTGTTGTTGCACGATATAGACCAAAACCATCAAATGTAAAAGATGGTGGTGGCAGTACAGATATTAAAAATGAAATGCAGATTGTAAATAATTTTAAAATATTAGACCAATTTGATACACTAAAAAATTTAAGAAATGGTGTATATGCAAGTAAGTTAATTACACACGATCAATTAAATAAAACTTACGAAGAAACAGATTTTGATTATAATAAAGAATACCAATATTTACACCATACTGAATCAGGAAAAGACGGTGTTAAAACAGATAACAAAGGTATATTGCCTTTACATTTAAGAGAAGGCGCCTACTTATCAGACTATCCTGAATCAACAATGTACCTATGGCCAGATACACAATCAATACACGGTGACATAAGCTCACCACCTATTAAAGATATATTACTCAAAAGACTTTCGCAAAGACTGGCGTTTATGTCCAATCGTTTAGAAATTACAGTACCAGGATTTACTGGTGTAACCGCAGGAGATTTGATTACTTTTGAAATGCCATCATATACACCTGCCGGTGACGTAGAACCATCAGGAAATGATCCTTATATGTCAGGTCGGTATCTGGTTACTTCAGTAAGACACCAATTAAACCGAACATTAAAAAAACACATAATGATATTAGAGTGTATGAAAGACAGTGTTCGCAGACCTTATCCTGAAGAAACTAACGATACATTTATCGG